AAATCACCATGATGAGTTGGTTCGGGGACACCGCACCACCCGTGGACAGGCTGATCTGACGCATGACAGCCTGAATGCTGTGCTGGATGTTGCCATCCGCAGCCGTGGAACTGTTCCAGAAACCCGTGGCGGAAATCGGGGACGCGGTGGGGTTTGCCACCGTGTTGCCGCCCCAGTTGCCCGTGGTAGTGAGAACGGTAGCCGCACGCTGCGTACGGGCCGTCATCGCCAACTGCGCCTTGCTGCGAGCGTGCTGCGCAACGACATCCCACGCGGCCTGCTGTGCAGTCTCCTGCGGGATGTAGAAGGGGAACGCGAAACGCTGCGTGGCGTACTGGAAGAAGTCAAACGCATTCTGCTTGCCCGTGGGTCGGTCGTTGCCGAGCGGCCAAGCGAATTCGTTTGTGGTGGCCTGAAGACGAATGTTGTCATTCGTATCCTGCCGCAAGTAGTAACCCGTCATCTTGGTGACAGGGACGATCTGCGCGTAGCGCGAGATAGCAAACGAGTTGACGCTTCGGGTGAACTCCACCTGAAGCGCGCCCGTTGCAAGATCATTGGTGGACGGGACGTACGTCGAAAGTCCACCACCGACAACAGAGAATGCCATTGTGTTTCCTCCTTGTAGGTAATGGCTATCAGATGACCTGCGTGCCGAAACGGTACGCACGAATAATGTCGCCCGCCGTGCCCGCAGTTTCAAGAGCGATGTAGTACGCGATGTCGCCGCTTACCGCGATGATGGCCCGTCCGCTGCTGTCCGAGCAGAGCGGCGCACCAATCGTTGCGATGGCCGCGCCCGCTTCAACCTGCACCGTGTTCGACGGCTGAAGGGTAATCGGGTCGCCCGCCGCAGCGTGCAGACTGGACGAAAACAACTTTACGCTGCCATCCGTCACGCCGAGCAGACGATCCGTGTCTGCGTTGGCCTGCTGGCCCGTAAATGCGGCACTAGTAGCAATCTCAACGAAGCGGAAGGGGTTGATGTCACCCGCAGCGATGAGGTTCGGGGTAAATCCCATTTCAGACATTGCTCATTCCTCCTGTTTCACCGCTTGATGCGGCTGTTGATTGCCTTGGCGAACTCTTCAGGACGGCCAGCGAACTCGCGGACCATGCTGGAGATTTCGTTCTTGTTGATGTCCGTGCTGCTGGGCAGGGCGGCGCGGCTCATGTCGATACGCACGTTCATGGGATCGCGGGTGAACAGTTCCCGCCAACCCTCCAGCGTTCCCGCCGGGTCGTTGCTCGCCTGAAGTTCGGCAACAAGCCGGGGACGCTGGGCGGCGGGGATGCGATATCCCTCGCTCTCCATGATGTCCAGTTCGCGGCCAAACTTCTCACGGCGGATTTCCGCCTTGAGCGAGTCCAGTTCGCGCTTCATCTTGGCGTTCTCGCGGCGCAGCGCGAAGGTGTCGGCGGAACCGGGACGGGCATACATACCCATCTCCTCCTCCTCCTCCTCCTCGCCACCGTGGGAGTCGATGTCGATATGCACGCCGTCGCCTTCGCCGGATTCCTCCGCGAACTGCTCCGTGAGCATATCTTCCGCCGCCATCTCCTCCTTCTCCTCCTCGTCCGAACCAAAGTGCTTCTTCATCATGGACTTCATCTCGTCCATGTCACACTTCAGCGCGGCGACTTCCTTCCGGATGTCATCGTCAGCCATGTTGGTGTCCTTCGTACCGGGAACGTAAGTGGATAGCCCGCCTCCGACCGTCCCCATGTCGAAGCGCAGCGAACGTGCGAACCGGACCAGTTCACCCTTGCGGGTGAAGTGCGTGTCGGGAAGGGGACGGCGGGGGGTTTCACGCCCCAGCAACGCCACTTCCGACAGGTGATTCTGCTCCGACCAAATCTCCGCGCTACGGCGCGGGAAAGCATTGGTCGCCAGCAACTTGTCGAATACGGGCTTCTCCACCTCGCAGTCGCCCACGATGAAGCCCACCCCGTCGCGCTCCTCGTACCCGATGTTCGTGAAGCGGCCCACGCTGGACTTGGGTTCGTTCCCGTCCTTTTCGTGCATGACCACCAGCCGGGGAAGCGACCCGCGCTCCATGTACCGCCGGGTGCTTTCCACGATGTCCTGCACGCGCTCGTTATCGAACTTCGTCAGTTCGGGGTCCGATTCGCCGTCCAGCGCAGGGTCGTAGGCGCAAAACACTTCCAGCCCGTGAATGGTCACGGTCTTACCGTTGTCCGTTACGCGGTGGGAAGGGGTGTTCATTGCCGAAGTATCTCGCAGGAGTTATTGCAAGTCAATGGGTTAGGCAAATACGCGGTAGGGAATGCTTGGTTCCGGCGTGAACGTCGGGAGAAACTCCACCTGCTCCTCCGTCATCTCAAACGCCACCCGCAGGTTGGCGTGGAAGCGCGGGTCGCCGGGTCGGGTTACTTCGCCGTCCTCGTTTAGCGCGGGCGGAATGGTGCCGATGAAATCCACCGCGCAATTTGCAACCGGAACAAGCGCAAGTTCCCCAATGGCTACCTCTTGCTCAATGAGGATTCCGGCGGCTTCCAGCGCATCTTCCATTTGCGCTTCCGTATCAGTTCGGAGCATGAAATCAGTCATAGGGTGAGGTTTTGGATCGTGGAGTCAGGCAGTCGTGTCGGCCAGTATTTGATCTGCCGGATGGAGTTGTTCAGGACCACGTTCGCGTCGGTCAGGCTTGTGCCGTCGGTGCTGGTCGCGCCAATGACCAGCCAAGTCGGGGCCACCGAGAACGCCAGCGACGAACCCGTCGCAACGGTGCCGCCGTTCAGGCAGACGCTCGCGCTGCTGCCGTTGTACCCGAATGCGCCCTTCGTCCTTGCGCCGCTTGTGAGCGTGTTGGCCGTCGTGACGTTGTTTAAGCCGCCGAAGTCGGCCACGCGCAGGTTGCCAGCGGCGGCGGTTTGCAAGAAGTGCAGGTGCTTCGTGGATACGTCATCCGTGGACAGCACCGTGCGGTTGGTGCTTCCACTTGCGCCCGGTCGTACCCCGCCGAACCAGTCCGCGTAGAACGTGCCTTGCGTTCCGCCCTGATACCACGACGAGAAGTTCGTCCCGGTCATTAGGCAGAAATCAGCCACCCTCGTCGCCGTGCTTGCCCCGGTCAGGATTACGCTGCTGGGTCCAGAGCCGGATTCGACCTGTCCACCCCAGACATACATGGTTGCCGCGCTCTGGGTATCGGTGTCTGGATAGAAGGCAATGGTCGCGGATGTTTGTCCTGCTTGGGTCGTGAAGGTAACCCAGATACGAACCCATGCGGTGGACGGAACTCCGTTGAACCGTGAACCATTACCAGCGGTATTCGTGATCGTGATGCCGGATGCCGTGGTGTCGCCTGTCGTGTTCAGCCATGTTCCGCCATTGAACACGGCCAAGCGCATATACGGGTTTCCGCCGGATGGTGCGCGGACATAGGCACTAAATGTGTATGTCGTTGATTGGGCGACTGCCACATTGATGTTGGTGCGAACAAAGGTGGCTGTTCCTGCTTGCTTGAAAAGGCTCGTTCCCGTCAACGACCCACCATCAGGTCCATCAATTCGCGCAACCGCACTTGCTCCTGCTGTTCCATTGACAGCATTGACATGAACTTCTGCGCTCCGCGCCCAAGTGTTAGTTGCTCCAGTACCCCAACAGTATTGCCCCTGTTCGCACAGGTTCGTACTCGCACCCTCCACTAGCAGCCCTCGCGGTGCCAGCGTGGTCGGGTCGTGGTCGAAGCGGGCGACGTTGTTGCTCATCGTCTCCACGAAGCCGCTGGCGTTGATCCGCGTGCCGTTGCTGCCCCGCGTGAACGTCAGCCCGCGAGCCGTGAGGTCGGCCGTCGCGGTCATCGTGGTGAAGTCAAGGTTGAGCGTTGAGCCGTCGCCGTCCGCGCCCAACAGCATCGCGGATCGGGATGAACCCGTCAGGCCGGGACGGTTGAATCGGGTGCTGCGGCGCATTAGAGCGTGGTTGTAAACACGCCCATCGTCGGCGTGCCGCTTGCGGCCTTGAACTGCACCTGCACCAACTGGTGCCCTGCAATGTCCACCATTGCGGAAGCCACCTCCACATTACTCGCCGCTGCCGTTCCGGGGCTATACAAGTTCGCCGCTGGGGTGCCTGCAACCTGTGCAATCACCGCGAACGGTCGCTGCGTTGCGCTATCAAGGCTGTAGGTCGGGACCGTGCCGCTGCTGAACGTCAGGTTGAAATCCGCAAGCACAGTCGGGAGCCAGTACGTCAGGCCGTCCGCGCTGTTGACTTCGCCCGTGTATCCGACCACGCGCACGCCCGTAGCCGAACCGATGCTGGTGCTGCTCGCATAGGGCATGATCCGAAGCAGCGAAGGCGAACTTCCGTTCAACTGCTGGTCATGCACCACGCCGCTTGAAGGCTTGGTGGCCGACAGGGTGGCGATGCTCGCGTAGGACGAACCCACGCTTGCCACGCTCACGTTGGTGTACGGTCGCTGATAGGTGATGATGCTTGCGTCTGCCATGTCGATGCCTTTCGTTTCCGGAACGCTATCCATCGTAGCGTCCTGCAATGCGTACACAATCCCTTGTGTCAACCCGACACGAAACCCGCGTCGGGGAACTTGCCCGTGTCGATCAACGCCTGCCGTCGCCCGTTGTGCCGCTTGATGGCCGCGTAGTCGGGTTGGCCGTCATCGTCCACCCAGCCCTGCGCCATCGC